CTCACAATTCATATCACGATACATTTTTCCAGTGGATATACCTAGAATTTGGGTTTGTATACTACCTGCCCATCCCATCGCACATAAATCTGAATTACTAGAATTTATTGAGGGTGAAATAGCACTGGGGGGATTAGTACGGATACGAGTATCTGTATCAGTAGAAGTAGTTACAGTAGAATTACTTGTTGATTCAGTTACGATAGGATCAGCCATTACAGGAAGAACAAATATAATCCAGAAAACTACAACTATAAATCCTGCAATTATATTATTTCGCAGTCTATTAGACATTTATCCCGTTGGTTCTGCTGCAGCAATTTGATCATTCATACCATCAGTACCTGTTGAATTAAGTGCAGTAACAGTAGTAACAGCTGTACCTGCTGTACTAACATTAATAGCCCATGCATCTAATAATGTCTTAAGATATTTCTGATCGGCATTCCACTTAAATCCTTTAGCCTGTTCACCATATAAATTAATTTGTCTACCTAATACACTATTATCATTAGGAGTAGTTTTAGTAGTTTGAAATGTTTGTCCATATTCTGTAACTTCTTTTTGATTAATTAGAGTTACTTCAGCATTAGTTTTCTCTAGTCCCATAACAAAAGCAACAGATTGTTGTAAAGCCGCTTGCATTGCTCCTAGGTAAACAGTAGCATAATCACTACCTGTTATTCTTCCTAAATTATATTGGGCATCTAAATGGATATTAACAGCTTCCATTAAGTCATCAAATGCACCTGTGCCTGTGACTACATTATTAGTAACTGTTAAAGAACTACCTTGAGTTAATGTTGCATTAGTAATGGTTGCCATTTGCTTATCCTATAGAACCTGTAGCTTTTTGTTTAACTTTTAATTTTTCTATTTCATCTGTAGTTAGTGGAGGTAATACCTCAACATTAAAAGCTTTAATATTTTGTGGTTCCATCACTTCTTGACCATTACGATTAACTTTTTTAAATATTTGGCATTCTGCAGCTAAAAGATGTTTATAAAGGATATTGGGTATATGCCACCCTTCTTCATTATTATAAGGAATGTATTTTTTAACAGCTCTACCATTATTAATAACTTTATTACCAACTGTAAAAATTTCACCAGTATGGTCACGTTTAAGGGGATTATTTGATCTTACAATTACACGAATAAGTTTCATAGCATCTTGTTCTCTTAAACCTTGTAATTCAACACCATTAAACATAAAATTTTCATCTATATCATCATCAGTTAACATATTAACCCCCAATTCTTTTGCTAATTCTTCAGCTGTTTTACCATTTAAGGTAACATCTGAAACAGGGGAATCTTTAGTACTAGTAATCCCTTTTACATTATTTAATGCATTTACTAATTTATCTCTTTTAGTGTTGAAATGCATCTTAATGCCGTGATTACTTAATTCATCACTAATCTCTTTGGATGTCATATTATTAATGTTCATACAATCTCCTATATTGTTATTTCTTTATTTTAAAAATGTCTTCTGCCGCATCTGACCAAAATTGTTGAATCTGTTCTTGAAATTTCTTAGCCTGTGCCGGTTGTTCTTCTATAATTTTTTCTATAGCATTTTTCCATTCTTTATAAGTTGGAATTTTAACTAGATCAGTAAAATCAAACATATTATCTCCTTTTAAAAATCTTCCCCACATCATAAGGTATCCCATGTGGGGAAGATAATAAAATCTCTAATTAAGCAGATTTAGTCCAAAGGATACCTAGACGTTCAGGGCGTAGAGCCATGAAACCATAGTACCATTTGATTGAATAAAATCCTTTTTCACCGTAAGGATCATTAACGTCAGCAGTTTCTCTACCCGGCTTCTTATGAGTAGTAGTGAACTTCAAAGTCTTACCATTAGTTTGAAAACCAATAGTAGTAAATGCACCATCACCTACACATAACATAGGATAGATATCAACGCCTGATGCACCACCACCTGTATCGTACAACATTTCAGGTACTACAACAAAACGGAATTGGTCAACTGAACCAATTTCACCATTAAGTACATTAGCAGCATCAGCGTACTTTTCTACACCAACAAAGCCTGAGCCTACACCAGAACCTGAAATATCAGTCATCTTACGTACCAAAGGAATTAAATCTGGTCCAATGTACATAACGCGACCACCATTAACAGTCTTAGTATCTGTCATACGAGAACCAGCGATTATCTTAGTTTGCTTAGGTGTTTTATTATTATCCAAAGCAATAGATAAAGTCATTAGGTCATCATAATCAACAGCTGCAGCTACAGTAGCTTTACTTGTTACTGTACCTGGATACTGAACAGTACCATTTGTAGTAGCTTCATTGATTAGGTCTTTTTGTAGTTGAGCTTCAGTTAGCTCAGTTGCACCTACCATCATTTCTTCAGTTATATGAGATAGTAACTCAGAATCTGAATCGAAATCCAATGATTCTTGAGTGTACTCAGTGAAGAAACCTTGCTTGATTAGTGAACCAGTTATTTGTGTACGTGTGAAACCTACACGGTTAACTCTTCCACCATTCTCAGTCAATGCCGGTAGACGATCAGCAATTACACCAACATCTTTGGATGAACCATAAATGTTACCATATAGTTGCTTAGTACTACCACCAGTACCAGCTGCAGTTACAGCGTTAGCTGAAGTAGCATAGTAGCCTTGGTGAGTTGCAGATGCTGCAGTCCAACCAGTACCACCTGTTTGAACTACACCTGCTGCATTCCAAGCCATGAACTTAGTACTAGTTTGTATTAAACCATCTGCATCAATACCTTGATCGGTAGTGTTAAGATCGTCTAATAGTGGATGATAAACATCCTGTTTAATTGTTTTGCCGTGATGTTTAGGCATAGCCCTTACATCTGCTAACGGCATAAAGTACTGAATGTCACGTACTTTAATAAGCGCTTTTTTGAAATAAAAATCCGTCCGCGCCTGAGGACCGATATTACTGGCACCATTAGCACCAGTTCCGTATTCTAAAGCCATATTATTCTCCTATAGCTAGTTATATCAAGAAAACTATACATCTGCCAATTTCATAAACTCTTCATCCGTCATATTTAAGTAATTAGGTGGAACAGTCGCATTTTTAGTTGTAGTCTTCTTTGTTGATGCTGCAGCTTTGCGTTTCTGCTTAATTGCAACATCATCCCTTGCTTTAGTTTTTGGTACAGATGCATTAGGAGATTGATTAACTTGTCCCTCTGATACTATGATTCCGTCTTGTTGAAGTTTTTCAGCTATTAATCTGTAAGCTTCTACATCAGATACATTTAATCTACCCAATGCCCGTTCAGTATCCATAACTGATTGAACTTTATCATATACCCCGTTTTCAACGTGATTATTGATAACTGAAATAATTTCAGGATTTTCTGATATTAATTTTTTACTTTCATCATCCCATTCTTTCCCTAAAACATGTATTGTTTTTTCAAAAGAAGGTGTACTCTTAATATCATCAATTATCTGATTTATTTTAAATTCTTTATCAGTTATTCCATAGTTAGTAGGCTTATAACCCACCTCTTCATCAGTATCTATATCTAACGGATCTATGCCACTATCTTTTATAAGCTGGGCGATTGCTTTAGGGTCTCTTTTAGAAATATCAATTAGATTATTAAGTTTAGTTTGATTTAATAATCCTTCTTTTTCTAACATATTTATCATTTTAAGATGTGGAGCAATAGCTCGCATCTTACTATGATAATCAGCACCTTTCTGCATTAATGCAATAGCGTCATCAACATTATCGACTTGCATCATTCGCTTACTAGCTTTAAACGGTGACGTAATCCGTTTATATGCCGCTTCAAAATCTACTTTAGCCGTTTCTTGAGTATCTTCCTGTTTAGTCTCTAGGACGACCTCTTCCGTTTCAGCTGTTTCGGTATCTGCAGCTACATCATCTGTATCCTCTGGCTCTGTTTCTATAGTATCTTCAGATGTTTCAGCTTCCAGGGGAACTTCTTCTCCTGGGTCAGTTACTTCATCATCTGATGTCTCTTCTTCAGATTCTTCGGTATTACTTTCGGACGCTTCAATTTCTGTATCAGGGGCTTCCTGATTTGGTTCTTGATCCGCATCCTCACTTAATTTATCTTTAGAAGTTTGCTCTTCTTCAGATGCATTAATTTCGTTTGGTTCTTCTTGAAGATTTGCTGCTTCTTCAGCTTCTTTTTCTAATTGCTCTTCAATTTCACCTAAATTTTGTTGAAGGAATTCTTCATCAGACATTCCTAATTGTTGGTCTAAATCAGCCATTATTCTAAGTCCTCCTGTAGTATTGCAGTTCTAGCTTCTTCATCGTCTCTAAGAGCTTGTTCTGCTTGCACACCACGTTGCAATACACTATCAAAAAAATTAGATAAGGCTCCTACACCATACATCATATTATCGATTAGTTTTTTCTGTTCTTCACTTAAGTTAGAACTTTTAGCCATAACTAATCTTGCGGCTTCTTCTTTAAAATAATAATCTAAGATTACTTTTTTAAAATCTCTATTTCTATGAAGCTTTACACAACTATTTTTAATATCAATAAAGTGTTTAGCTTCTGCCATACTGGCATCTAATTGGTTTAACTCTTCTTCTGTGCTCATCGTGTGTCCTCGTATTGAGATAAAAACAAAGTAGTATTACTACGTCTCCTTTTCGTGATTATATCACGATTATTATATATTTACTATTTTTTCATTATTATTGTTTAAATAGTGCATCTGCAAATTTATCATCTACCCTTAATTCTTGGTCAATTCTTTTTTGATCCATTTTATGTATTTGGTCAATATTTTTCATATCTTCTTCATGTTGTCTACCAACTCCTGACTCTTGCTCTACAAAGTTTAAATCCTCTAAATCAGACTTACTATTTAAGTTTCTAGACTTAGCAAGTTCAGTTTGTGTCTTCGCTTTCTTATATTCAACATCGACTGCATTTTCCGCTGCTTTAGCACTTTCATTAGCAATTTGGGCTTGTAATAGTTGCATTTCATGTTGTGCTTTCTGTTCAGCCATTGGATTAGGTTGAGGTTGATATTCTTGAATTTGTTTAGATAAATCAGGCATTTTACGTAAACGGGCTATATCTGATAATATAAGTTGTGACATAGCAGGGTCCATATTATTACCCATAGTTTGAAGCATAAATGATAATTCTTGTGCTTTTTCATTATCAGATTCAGCTGTAGATATATTTAATTTAATGTCATACATTCCACCTAAATCTTCTCTATTAATAGCAACAAACTCTTCATTTGTTACTCTTATAATCTCTTGATCTGATAAAAACTCAGAATTCATTGAAATAATCTTACGACCTACTTGATTAATACCGTCAGCTAGACGTCTTAGTATTCCTAATTCACGTTTAGACGTTGCATCTAGAGCACTTCTAATACCTGTAGCTGTATTACCTAAAGCTTGACCACTAATACCAGTATTAAACGCTTTAACACCCGTTAATGACTCAGCTTCATTATTTTGTAAATTAAGCATATTAAGAGCACTTTGTGGTATTTCTGGATATGTATCCATGTGAAAAGCTTGTCTTGGGTCTACATTAGAATTAAACTTATAATCTGCACCTTGTTCAAACTTACGAGCATTAGTAACATCTAGAGCATCTTTACGAACACCCATCTGTCCATTAGCAGACCTACCAATAATATCAATCATACCCCTAGTTACGGCACCAATAATCTTTTGATTATCTTCTAATAGAGCACCATCAGGCTGTCCATAAATACTCTTACGTACTGGGAGGTATTGGACTGATACAAATGGTAATTTTTTATCTGGGAATGGATTTTCTTCCATTCTAATTAGTACACTACCAACCCACGTAGCCATAAAAGGTTCTACTTCCCCAGTATCATGGATATCCCAATAACCCCAATATTCATGAACTATAATCTTTTTACGAGCTTTATCTTTAAACTTAAAATTACTTTCATCTTCTACATTATGGTCAGGTTCAGCTAGAGGACTAGCATTTTCCATTATGATATGATCTAAATTCTTGTATCTACCATCCTTTTTGAGGTCAGACATTGATGTTTCAAAACTATAAATGACAAACTCAGCCTTATCTAAATTACCTAAACATGTAGGATCAACGATAGTATTGTTGTAATCACATACTTCTAATTCTGGTTGATTTCTTAATATATTAACTTGTTCTTCCATGTGACTACCCACTTGCTGAGGCATCATTGGAGTACCGGTTTCCATAGTTATTTGATGAGCTTCCTGCATCTCTGGGGGAGTTTCCATTTGATAACGTTGCTGGTCTTGTTCCATCATCCCATGTAATCCTTGATGCATTTGAGCTGATTCGGGATCAGCTACAAATTCAAAATCAGGAACTTCAACTTCTACAGTTTCATCTTCATATTCCCAACCTACTTTAACTATTACAGTACCTTCATCTACAGCAGTACGAACATATTCATCAATAAATGCGGTTTTATCTAATTTACAATTGATTTGATAATTAAGAACTAATCCATTTTGTATTGCTGACTCTTTATCTTCAAAAGTCATAGGTGATGTATTAAACAAATCATCAGTAGATAAGAAAGGTTCACTTAATGCAGCATAACGCCATTCTGCTTGTTTACGTA